CAACCAAAACGAAAGGAACAAAATGTGTTTAATCATACACAAACCAAAGGGTAAAAAAATACCCCAAGAGATTATCAATAGAGCTAAGCTAGTGAATCCGCATGGGTTCGGAATTACTTGGCTTGACGATGGCAAGACAGAGCGTACGACTGATTACAACAGTACAACAGTACGGACGCTATCAACAACCACAAGACCGCTAGTCTGTCATTTCCGCTACGCTACAGTAGGCAAGATTGACAGGAACAATGTTCACCCATTTCCAATCAATGGGACGGATGAAGTCATTTACTCAAATGGCACAGTTCAAGGGTTTGGCACAAAGACACAATCCGACATTAGCTGTATTGCAGAAGATGTACTGAGTAAGCTAGAGGATCACTACTGGTTGCCATTCTTAGAGCTTACAGATACACGCTTTGCGATTGTCAATACCAAGCTTGGCACAGTTCAAAGGGTGGGCAAGTGGCACACGCTCAATGGCATTGACTATTCAAAGACTAACTGTTTTCCGCAAAAATACAGGGTGGGCGTATATGGTACTCTTAAAAGCGGTTACCACAACAGCGACCTGTTAAGCGGTCAAGAACGGATTGGCGAGGCGGTCACTAAGGATCAATACCCATTAGAGGTTGACGGCTTGCCTTACCTGCACGAAGAAAAGGGGGTGGGTCACAATGTAGAATTAGAAATCTATGATGTTGATTTTGAGTGCCTACAAAGACTGGATCAGTTAGAGGGTCACCCCAATTTTTACAAACGCAAGGTTATACCAGTTCAGATGTATGATTGGAGCGAGACTTACGCTTGGGTCTACTTTGTGCAGAACCGATGGTTTGACGATACAAAGCCAGTCCATGAATTCTACCTGCCATTCTAAGTTTTTCGTTTGGGTTATTGGGAGGGGTGATCATTTTTTGATTGCCCCTCTTTTTTTTTGCAGCTAAAATATTTTATGGGGGGTACGCCCTTTTTTAAATCCGTGCTGCATCAACAATTTTAGAGGGGTACCCTGTTTTTTATTGTCACGCAGCGAAAAAAATTATGATACTACCACAAGACGACAAAGAGAGAAAACAAATTAGAATTTATGATGGCTTCATGAAGTACTTCCCCAACGCTATTGTAGAGGTCACAAAAGTAAGCTGTAAGGGGAGCGACCAACATCACCCTAACCAAGAACTGCATTGGGATAAGGACAAGTCAAAAGAGGAGCTAAACTCGCTTATGCGTCACCTGCTTGAAGCTATGGAGACGGACGCAACAGAGGACTGGGCGAGGGTGGCATGGCGAGCGATGGCAAACCTGCAACGCAAGTGCGAAACCAGAGATGGGGGTACCCCATAAAATCTTTTATAAACAAATGATAACAAAAGACTTGCAATGCTCTGGTTTTCTGGTATAACAAGGGTCATATGAAATACCAAGAAACAATAAAACAGTACAAGCAATACACCAAGGATTACATCAAGAGATGCGATACCTTGTTAAAGGCGTTTGGAGATGTTCCAGAGCCCACCGATGAAGAAAGACAGCAAGTGTTTGATCACTTGATATCTACTAAGCAAATCAATACGGAGATGGTACAGCAGGAGATTAACTTGCTTTGTACCATTGAGTACGCAACGAACAAACATCAAGAACTCGAAAGGGAAAAGTTAGATGTTTAGCGACGATGAAGTTTATGTTGAGATAGTTGAACTATTCGCTGTGAAGCTACAGCCCCATTACACGGATATGGACATTGAATTAGAGGTGATCTATGGTGAAGAGGACTGCGAGTGCACGAGCGAAATGGGAGATCAAACGGTAACGGAAAAATGGAAAGAACACCCATTGTTGGACTTCTCCATTTTAAATATCCACACACCAAGTTGGGTTAATAGCGAAGAAGATCCAATTGAAGTTGATCCACTAAAACTAACTATGGAAGATTTGAAATTGATTAAATCAATGATTCCAGAATACATACCTTAAGGTAACCCTTTCTTTTTTTTAGAAAAGAAAGAAGAACCTTATGGTATTGATAACTTAAAGGAGGGTTCCTTAATGAATAGGTACCCCAAAAACGCAAGTCAAGAAAAAAAACCAAATAGAAAGAAATAAAATGGAAATACATATAACATGGTGCACGGAAGATGTGCTTGAAACCGCCAAAGAAATGGGAGTTAAATTAACAACCGAAGAAGCCGATGATGTTTTGCTTACAGTTGAACACAATCACGATGCCTGTCATGGCATTAGTTGGGATAACATTGAATGGGCTATACAGGACTTAGTTACATACAGGGAAAAGGAGGAGAAGCAAAATGGATAAAAGAATAAAAATATTATTGTTGGTCATGGCTCCTCTAGGACTCCTTGCAGAGGACTACGCAATCGTTGCTAGTACATTGATACTAGAAGCAGGTGGAGAGTACGCTGAAGGGGCTATGGAGGCGGTTAATGAGGTTATTCACAACCGATCCATTAAACGCAGTATAACGCCAACAGAGGTATGCTTACAGCCTTGGCAGTTTAGCTGTTGGAATAACGGAAACATGGAGGGTCTTATAATCAAAGCACAATCTCACCCACGCTATGAAAAGGCTTTGAAAATAGTTAAGGGCGAAAGGACTAACTTAACAAATGGTGCTGATCATTATCACGCTGATTATGTTAACCCTTATTGGGCTGAATCAATGACAATAACAATTAAGATAGGTCAGCATATTTTTTATAAATAAATATTTTTGTTGACAAGTGTGAGAAATCTGGGAATAACTAAATCATGGACATAACAAAAGATAACGCTTACAGCGTAATGAAGGAACTAGAACACCAAGCGAGTGAGCTTGCCCTTGATGGTACTGACTACCTACAGGAAGAAATAGTTTCAGCTATACAAGTAGTTGAAAACAACAAAACACTATCAAGAAAGGACGAAGATGTTTTTAATTACTTTGCTAAAGAGGGGCTTACCCATGCTTGGTCAAGTAACATTGATGGCAAGATAAACAAGTGCGAGATTCATTCAGAGGGTAGATGGGATCCATTAGTGTCCATGCCCTGCGACGGAATTAGTGCTACCGTATTAAGACAAGCAATTGAGTATGTGATGGATATGGAAGAGCTATAATGCCAGTCAACGGCTATCAGAATAAGTTCGACAAAAGCGGCAAAAACCGCAAGAACGGAGAAAGGGCGGAAGTTGGATTCAAGGACTGCATAAAACTTTTCTTCAATGGTTTTGTTAGGAAGACTGACATAGATGAAGAGCTAGATCACATTGACTACGAGTGCAGGGTAAAATTCAATGTAGATGTAAAGAGTGTAAAGGACTCAGAAACCATATGGATTGAACTAAAGAATGTTGGCGGCTACGAAGGGTGGCTATACGGTAAGTCAACTCACTTTGCTTTTGAGCGAGAGAACTATTACATACTCGTGAAGAAGGAAGATTTAATTGAGCTAGTAGAGAGGCTCACGGAGAAAACAATGGTAGATAGCCCAAAGGATTGTCTGTATAAGCTCTACTCAAGGACTAAGTTCGGCAGAAAGGACTTGCTCACCAAAATTAAACCCACCGATTTAAAATCAATACAACACTTATTCATAAGCAAAACATAACTATGGCTCATTTTTACAACTGCGAAGATCTAATAAACCCAGAATTTGACGAAAATGTGGGTACCCCCTTTCAAGCCAAAAAGAAAAGCAAAAAGATATACCCAAGCGTCACCACAGTTTTGGGGATAGTCAAAGATGAATTTTTGGACTCAATATATAAGCCAAGAATGATGTATGAGTTAACCCTGCAGGGCAAGGGGAGCTGTTGGCAGGAGATAGAGAGGCTAACATATGGGACTAGGACTCACCCAGAAACTGGTGACACAATATCTTCTTCGGAGTTCGGAACATCTGTTCACGAAACAATTGAAGACATGATTAACTCGCTGATATATGATCAGCCCAGAGATCTTCCACATAACTATGACTACGACGAATGGGGTACCCCTTTTTATAATTGGGTCATTGAAAACAACATAAAGCCAATTGCCTGTGAGAAACTTGTATGCAATAACAGAATCAAGATTGCAGGGTCAATTGATTTTATTGGGTACGATGAAGAGGAGAAGCTTTTCTTAGCTGATTACAAGTGCAGAACAAACACTAAGGGAAAGGCTAAGACCTACGCAAAGGACTGCGAGCAGTTAGCCATTGAAAGCTACATGATTATGAAGAACCACAAGCTTGATTACTTGCCTTCTTGTAGGTCAGTAATAATTGATTGCGATACAATGGGGCATCACCACAGGGTATGGACTCAAGAAGAGATGGAGTGGGGTATACAGAATGCTAAATACGCTAGTAAAATTTATTGGAACAAAAGAATGCAACCAAAAGTAAAATAATGATAAGATATAATTACGGAATACTAAAACTAGTATCAGAAGAAACAGGGGTACCACTAAAAATGATTCAAGGGCATTGCCGAAAAAAGGGAATCGTAATGGCTAGGGACTTATACATAAATATTTTGTATAGGGGCTTGCTTAAAACAGAGGACGAAATTAGTAAAACCCTAACAATCACAAGAGAAGCCGTTCACAGAGCCAAAGCTAGGCACAAGAAAAGGATGACTGCAAATAGACTTTATGAGAATTTTTACGGAACCATAATGGATACAGCAGGATATGCGTAGTGAACAAATACATAATAAGTTACAGCAGAGATGACATGGACGATGGTTATGTCGGCTCAACATCAAAGTGGGCTAAGGATCAAAACAAGGCTCTTGCAACAATACTAAAAAAAAGACCAGAGAAAGATGGACTATGTGTTTTTAAAAGAGGGGGTACTGGCAAAATTTTATCAATAACAAAAATAGACAATGAGTAATATAACATCAGACATAGAGCGTATCCAAACTAGGATAGAAATGATCCGAACAGAATCCAGAGTTCTTTCGCATAAAATTGAGCGTTACAATGAGCAGAGAAAAAGCTTGTCAGAAGAGAAGCGTAACTTAAAACAACTACTTAGTGATGCCTTATCTGTCGCAGAGAAAGATTAAAGAATATAGGGAGGAGAATAAGCCCTCCCGTTGTCCTATACTAAACATAAAGACGGATGATTGGGTGGTTGATCACGACCACCAAACTGGATTTGTAAGGGGCGTAATATCTAGGCAAGCAAACAGCTTAATAGGTAAGATAGAGAATTTTTATCTCGGAATGTGTAAGGGAGAAAAAAGAAAACTCCCTACTTCGTTGGAGTGCATTTCATTTTATCTAAAGCATTCTAATACCAACCAGTTACATCATGTTGGGCTCAACCAATTAACAAAAAGATTTAAAAATAGATTGACAAGTGAAGAGCAAGTTGACACTTTGGTTGACATAGGGGCGACTAAAGAGGAACTAAACGAGTGCAGTAACTCCAACCACCGTTCAAAACTTTTTCGTAAACTAACAAAAACCAAATATGAATAACGAAACAAAAAACAAAACCATACATACAAAACTCCAAGGGATACAAGCATCTCTTAAGGCTCCAAAGGGGCAGACAAACAAGTTCGGAGGGTACAGTTACCGATCCGCTGAAGACATATTAACAGCAGTAAAACCATTGCTTAGTTCCAACGGATGTACTCTAGTAATCTCTGACGACATTGTTGGGGTAGAGGGAAGAGTATATGTAAAAGCCACAGCAGTACTAGCTGAATCAGAATCAGATTACTCTATACAAGTACAAGGATTCGCTAGGGAAGCTGAGACTAAAAAAGGAATGGACGATGCCCAAATAACTGGTTCAGCTAGTTCATACGCTAGGAAATATGCTCTTAATGGGTTGTTTGCTATTGACGATACAAAGGATCCAGATGCTACTAATACGCATGGCAAGGAGGCTTCCCCTAAAGCAAAACCACAATTAGATTTTTAATTATGAGTGATACAACATACATAAATAGTGGCGGATTGTTTATTAACGACCGCAAAGAGAAGGAAACCCACCCAGACTACAACGGCAAAATTACTGTCGATAAAGCAGGTCTGTACTACATAAACGGATGGAAGAAGCAAACAAAGAATGGTCAGCCCATGCTAAGTCTAGCTTTGAACTATGCCCCAGATGAAAAGCAACCAAGCTTATCATCTTCGATAACGATAAAGGAGCCAAGCGTTCCAGTTAACGATAGCGAACCGTTTTAAATTTATAGTATAGGGACAAGGGCGTATCCAGTAAATCTGGTGCGTCCTTTTTTTTCTTAAAATGAAATATATAATAGAAGAGTTAACTAGTATGGCTTTAAGGATTTTGTCCAAGGCTAACGAATCAGCCGACAAAAGGGAAATAAAGATATACTTAAAATCTCTTGAACAGATTATTAAACAAATAAAAGAAACACAAAACGAAAATGATAGAGACAAGGGAAGCAAAGATACCAAGCAATGAAGAGGCTGAACAAAAGGTTATAGCCACTTGTATAGATGCAGGTGATTCTACTCACTACGATAGCATCAGCCAAATTCTGGACTCGGACGATTTCTATGTTCACAAGAACAAGATACTGTTTGATTGCATAAAAAAGATTTCTTCGGACGAAAGACCGTTAAACGAAACATCAATGATGGAGCAGTTAAAGACTGTTAATGGAGTTGATGAAATAGGTGGAGCAACTGGTCTAATGTATGTAATGGACAACATTACAACTCCACTAGACTTTCTGTACTGTGCTAATACAATTGCGGAAAAATCAAATCTAAGAAAGATTATACGGATATGTAGATTAGCTAGGGAGAGAGCTGAATCAGAATCAATTGAATCAAGCGATATATCTTTGCAGATTCAGAGTGACTTAGAAGAAAGGTCAAAGTACAACTCCGAAGAGTTATGCCTTTCTTCAGCCTCAGATGAGCTAGATGCGGAGATTGAGGCTAAACTAAGGGGAGAGTGCCTATTGGATGTGATAACCACTAATATAGGCAGATTAGACGATATGTTGGGTAGTGGGGGTATAGCTAGTGGGGAAGTGGTCACAGTAGCCGCCCCAACCTCTTGCGGCAAGTCAGCTTTAGCCCTTAACATAGCTCTGAGTGCCTCTTACAGGCAAAAGAAGGGGGTAGGTATATTTTCGCTTGAGATGCCCAAGAAACAGCTTACAAAGCGTATGGCACAGACTTTATCTGGAATTAATTATACCACCATTGACGCTACAGAAGATGGTCAGCAAAGGGCTGTACTGTTCAAGGAGTTTACTAGCAAGCTATCTGATCTACCTATATTTACATCTCACCATGTAAAGAGTTCAGATGATCTAGCGTCACAAGCTAGGAAGATGGTCAAGAACTTTGGCGTTAAGCTACTGGTTATAGATTACCTGCAACTGATACCATTTGATTCCAAGAGAATGAGTAAGACTGAGGGTATATCAAATATATCTCACCGAATCAAACAACTAGCCCTTGAACTGGATGTAGGGATAATTCTTCTAGCCCAAGTCAACCGTGAGGGAGCTAAAAGGGATACTGGTCTTAGCCTGTACGATTTAAAGGATTCTGGGGACATTGAGAATGATGCGGATGTAGTTGTACTTATATACCCCTCTCAAGGGGACTTTGAGTCATCAAAGAGCAGGGATCATAAAGGTGACTATACTGAGATGGTCTACAAGATTGCCAAGAATAGAGAAGGGGAAAGGGACATTGGTTCTCTGTTTAGGTTTTATCATTGCATAGGGAGGTTCGAATAATGTCTAACAAAGGAAAAGGAAGAAGACCATCTAAGCATTTTAAAAGTATTACTAAAAATCTTAGAGAGATTATGAACATAACCCCCAAAGGGTTTATAGAATTACTCAACGACAAATATAATTGCTCCGTTTCAATACAGATTAGAGAAGCATCAAAGCTTGGAAAAATAATACGAAAAGAGTTATGCCAGTATCACAAGATAGGTAGTATATCTGGATGGGGAATAGATAAAAATGGATGGAAACATTCCCAAAGAGCAAAAGGATGGAAAAAGGTCAAAAAAAAGGGGTACCCCCCTATTGACAAACGCAATACAATTACTACTATAAATTTAACAAGGTAAGCTGTAGGAGTAATCCATGGCAGAGAGTTGTTTCTTACTCTCCGTTTGATCCCTTGTTAGCCCTACCCTTTAGGGGGTAGGGTTTTTTATTGCATTGGAACTGGTTGATTTTGTTCTTGAGCTATTTCTTGTTGCTCCTTGTCCACGCTGTTTTTTATCTTAATCATTTCCATACCCCATTCCTTCGCAAGCATTGGGTTAGTGCTGTAATTAGCGGCAAAGTTATGAAGAGTTTTAGAAGTTGTCATTACATATGGAAAAAGGCTTTTTTGCCTGTAGATCATCTCCTCTGTTGAAGACTTTGTAAGCAATGGTCTTAGCCAACCTTGAGTTGCTGAAACTCCATATAGCTTTCTTCCCAAGGACTGAGCTACTCCACCTGCGACCCAAGTAATTCCATTTGTAGTTATAACGCCCCCAGATGTTAGTGGTGAAGGAGCACCCTTTGGATCAAAAGAATATCTAAGTATTCTGGCTGAGTCAGTTAAATCACTTACTATGTCGTTTCCCAGAACTATCCTTGAGTTTGTGCCAGTCGTAGTGTTTTTTGAAAGGTACTCTAATAATTTGTTTCCGTCAGCTATTGGTAAATCGCCAGAAGTTGAAGTAATGGCACCTTTTCCCTCTGGGCTAGAGAGTCTTAGTAACTCGTCAATGTAAGATGTTCTTATTGAGTCCTGTAGCTCCTCTGGGAGCTCTTTAACAATTCTCATAACTTCTTTTACTTGTGCGGTATTCTTCGACCCAAGAAGTACCTTTACATAAGCGTCTGGACTTTTAGCAAGCTCACCTTTTTGGGTAATTTCTAAAATGTTGTTTTCTAATATATCAGCATTCTGTTTTTTAACATTAACCAAATTAGCTAACTCATCGGAAACCCCTTTAACTTGAGCTTTATCAGATCCAAGAAAGAGTTTTTCTACAGCTAATTCATCTAATTCAATTATTTTTGTTCCGCTTATTTTATTTAATCTTTCAAAAGCAAAAAGTTTGGACTTAAGCAATTCCTCATTTTTACTTGATCTAATTAATTTACCATTAGGCAATCTTTCTCCATATAGTGCTCTTACGCTCTCAGTATCAAATCTAAGCTTTTTACCTGCACCTATATGAATATTGCCATCAAATCCATTTCTTTGAAGAAACCTGCTTCTAAGAACCTGCAATGCTGAATCCCTTTCAGCACCTGCACCGAACCTAGACAAGAAGTCCGTTATCCCATCGTCCCCTAGAGACAACACATCGTCCAACACTTGATTTCCTTGATACAAATATTGCTTATTGGCAACTGTACTTCCTAGTTTTGTTTGTTGTACATGTCCTTTTGCAACCCTTAAGTAAGGTAAATAAAGGTCATTATAAATTGAGTTAGCTTCCACCAAAGCTTTTCCTGCATCATTTATTGGTCTATTTTTTGATATAAAGGACTTGTCCCTTGTTTTTCTCAAAGTGCTTGCTAACATTTCAGCCAGAACTTGATCAGGGGATTTTTGATTGCTTTTTAATCCGTATCCAGCTTTTTGATCAAAGGATTCAATCATTTTTTGGAGCTGTCTAGTATTTAATTTAACTGTTCCTCTGTTAACAACTCCTTCACTAAGGTCATCAACCTTTCTTAAATTTGTTTTTATATTTGAATTAAGAATAGCAACAAAATCATTTTGAAAATTTTCAGTAGTACCCCCTTTAAATTTAGCAAGAGTTCTTTTCATGCTTGTGATTATGTCAGCTCCATCAAATGCAGTACCTTGTTCTCGTGCAAGTCTATGAAATTCTCTATATGCTTTATTTTTAGAATTGGTAGCAAGTCTTTGATTTTTAAGAAAGGATAATCTTACTGGTTCAAATGCTGTATTTCCATCAAACAAACCATTTACTCCGTTTCTTCTAGCTAAGTCTTGATAAGCTAAATCAATAGCTTGGTGTAATTGATTATCAACATTATCAATTGCTTCTTTTGCTAAAACCTTTTCTGTATCTAAATTTTTTGCAGCATTTTGTATTGCTTGTTCAAGCAAGTTAGGATCACCAGTTTTTAAAATATTTAATATTTCGTTTACTGAGTCAGCATTTCTAGCATAAGCATTTTGTATTAACTTTGATGATAACAATGCTGTTCTTTCTTTCTTTGCTACCCTTTCCCCACCAGTAGCAGTAGGTCTTAAAATATTAATATTTGAACCTTCTGACATACTATCAGAATACTTTAGCATTAGTCTTTCTCCTGCTTCTCTTAAATTTTGAGATGCAGGGCTACCGCCTTTTCCAAATCTTGAAGTTACTAACCCAAGGGTTTTCATAGTTACTGCATCAACAGCAGTTACTAGGGCTGATTCTTTTGCATTTTGAACAGCTTGTCTACCAGAGTATTTGGCGTATTCTTTTAAATTAAAGTCATTTTGTTTTAAAATATCATCAAATCCTTTAACTGCCATGTCCTGAGCTTGCTTACTTAAGCCATAACCTATGCCTCCTGCTAAAGCTAATTTTCCTATTTGTGCATACCCAAGAGCAAGAGAAGTGCCACCAGTAAATTTTGCAGCTCCTACAGAAGCAATAACACTAGCGATAGTTGGTATAATTTCTCTGCTAAAATCTGACAAATCCCCAAAGCTAAATCCCTCTTCATCAATTAAATTATAAATAGGTTGATCATTTTCATCTCTTTGCTCAAGCATTAGACGAGGCTGATTATCAATTACTACTATCTTAACAGGGTCTGGATTTGTTCTAGTAGCGTATTCTTGTTTTAGGGCTTGAACTTTTTCATCGGCATCAGATCGCAAGCCTAATCCCAATCTTTCAAAATGCCCTAAAGGGCTTTCTGACACATTAACATTGTTTACATTTGTATTTAACAATAATGCTAAACCTCTTTGTAATTGTTTTTGAGCTTCTTCTGTAGGCAACGATATTTCATCGTACATTCCCTGCTTGCGATAATTATCAGAAGTTACAACATCTGAATAAGCTCTTTCAGTTTCTCTTTTTTTAGCATCTAAAAAATCAAATTCCGTAAACTCACCTTGTTTATTTATACGGAATATATTTCCTGTTTCATTGTCTTTTACTTTGTATATTGCCACTTTAATCTCCCTCCACACTCAAAATAGTATAGTTATTACCAACAGTAACAGATGGTTGACTTGCTAGATTTTTAGAAGCACCAGTAGGTGTAAAATCAGGTAAATTTTGAGATGCTTGAAAAGATTGCAATTCATCTGGGTTTAATTGTGTAGCTTCAACTGCCCTAGCAACAGGTGGTGGTGGCGTTGGTGGTTGGGGTGTTGGTGGTTGGGGCGTTGGTTCTCCATATTTTTCGTTGATTAGTGCAGAAACACTTCTCCAACCCCCACCCAATATTCTTATAGTGGATTGATTGTCTGGCAATTTTTCAAATTCATCTAGTTGGTCTTGAACTGCTTTGATTGAATCAGGTGTGAATCCTGACATTCTAGTAGCTTCTTCTTGACCATATTTTTTTACAAAGTATTCGTATTGTCTATTTACAACTCTAGCTTGATTGTACATAAAATCAACTAAAGCTTTTTTACCTTGTGCTTCTCCCATTTGTAAAATTCCTGCAAGAGCACCTGATGTAGATTGCAACAACCTATTTTCAATGTTAGAAACATTTCCTAGTGCTCCTCCAGTTGGAGAATCTTGACGCATTTTATGCAATTTTTTAAATCCGATAGTAGCTTGAATTGTCTCTAGTTGTGCTTCTAGTTCATTTGCATCATTTCCAAATCTAATCCAACCTGTACCAAACAATCCAGCTTGATTTCCAGTAAAGCTGTCTCCAATATTTCCAAAGAATCCCGAACTACCCATTTTAGTTATAATGTTTTTGGCAGCATTATTTATAATGCCAAAGTCATCAAATGATTGCTTTAGGTCTTTTTGTTCTTGAATAATGCTATCATCAATAACTTTTTTATCTTCTTCAGTAATTAATAATTCTGTTCCAAACCCCTTTAGAAGATTTTCAATGTCTTCCGATGACCTAAATATATATCCATTGCCTCTTAGAGCTGAAATAAATTGAGCAGTTGTAAATGGATTTCCAGCAGCTCGTCTTTCAGCCGCTACTTGAAGAGCACCATTAAGAAGTATTTGATTTCCACTAATGTCTGCGTTGGATTGATTTAACGCTGTAAGTTCTGCTTCTAATTTATTTGTTTCTGCAGTTGCTTTATCAATTTGTTCTACTGTTAAATTAGTTTGTGCTTCTGTCTGATTTATATCTGCCTGCTTTTCTCTAACGGACATTTCATTAAGAACACCTTCTGTGTAGAATTTTCTTCCTTCGCTAATAACACTTGAAGGAATGCCTGCATCAATAGCATTTAACATTACTCCATTTAACATATCTAAATTAATTTTTTCGTCACCCTCTGCTCTATTTTTAACTTCATCAAGAATTAATTTATCAAACTTTTTACGCTGATCTCTTAATGTTTCTTGTCTTTTAACTTCATCAACTTGTGATTGAAGTATTTCTTGATTTAGGCGAACATTTTCTGCCTTAGTCTCTGCTTGTTTTTGTGCTTGAAGAGTTTCAAGATAAGACGCAAGTATTGCCTCATTTTGATTAGTAAATGTTCCGTTTTGGCGAGCCTTAATAGCTTTGGCTACTCCATTTGGAGTATTTTCTTCACCAGATTGTTCTATAGAAGCTAGTATATCTTGATTAGAAGCTATTATAGCATCATTTTTTGCTATATTTTTTCCAAGCTCTTCTTTTTTAATTCTGTATTTTTTTATACCACCAGCAATATCTTCTCCTAAATTAGCAAGGGCTTGTCCTTGTATACGACCACCCCTAGCTATTCCGCTAAAGTCAGCATTAGCTAGTTCTGGTCTAATTCTTGATCCTCTTAAAGTTGCCATATTATTTAATTTTTTTATTCATCCATGAACGAATAATATTTTTTAATAAAGGTTTATTAGATATAAATTTAGCAAAGCGTTCTCCATATTTAATATATATATTTCTAAACCAAGTAGGAGCATCGCATAACATCCAGTTTCTAAATAGTAACCATTTTGGATTATCTTCACCATAAACTTCACGAGCTACCCAACAAGTGGGAGAACCTCCCCCAAATAGTTGTCCTCCTAAAGCAGCTCCAAATGGACCTCCCATTGCACCTCCAACTGCAGTTCCTAATCCACTCATCAATCCTCCAAATGCTCCAGATTGTCCTTCGTATACAGCTGATTGATAATTTAAATCTTGTCCTCTTTGTTGAAGACCTATATTAATTCCTGCATTTTGATCAAATAGTTGACCTCCAAGATTATTTGCTCCCTGTGTAGCAGAACCCAAAATACTTTGACCTAGTGGTATAGATTGAGAAGGTCTTCCAAGTATAGTAGAACCAAGATCCCCTGCTAGGTTTCTATTCATCTGAAAAGCCTGACCTAAACGACCTGACTGTATGCTATCTTCAGCTCCTACTAATCCTGCTCCTAGTTGTTGTTGACGAATTAGTTCAGCCCTTCTCTGTGCTGAAAGACCAGCGGATGCACCCAATGTTTGAGTACCCATACCTTGTCTTGCCATTTCTTCTGCTCTTCGTTGAGCTTCTATACTGCTAACTTGACCTAAACTTTGTGCACCGAATCCTTGCCTTTGCATTTGTTCAGCCCTTCGTTGAGCCGCAAAAGCTTCTGTTGCGCCTATATTCTGTGCACCAAATTGTTGCCTTTGCATTTGTTCGGCTCTGCGTTGTGCAGAAAGAGCATCTACGCCAGTAAGAGCACTAGCACCTTGAGATAACCTTTGTTGACGCATTTGATCACTCTGACCAAGTAACTGAGAACCAATTGCTCTTTCTCTTTCTTTTTTATTTAACTCTTCAGAAAAGCGACCCCTAGCTTCAGCGGCTATAGAGCTAGTATCCATTTCCCTACCTCTCGCTAAAGAACCTTCTCTTATTGAATCAGTAAGTCTTATGTTTTCTAGTGCTGAAAGCTCACCAGTTGATTGTAAGCCTTCCATGCCTTGTTGTGCAAGAAGTGCTTCTTGTGGTGTTGAACCAAGAGCACTTTGGCTCATTGCCAAAGCTTGTAGTTGTTGTTCTGCTGAACTAGCACCTGCTACCTGAGAACCTAAACCAGCTAATCCTTGAGCTTGTAATGCTTGTTCTCCTGTGCTGGCACCTTCTCGTTGAGCATTTAAATTAGAAAAACCTTGTGATTGTAATGCTTGTTCAGTTGCACTAGCCGCCTCACGACCAGCAGTAATATCTGCTAATCCTCTTTGCCTTATTGCTTGTTCTTCTGCTCCTGCCGCACCTAACTGACTTCCAATTAAATTTTGTCCTAATGCCCCAATACCAGTACCTTGACCAATTCTTTTGTCAGCGGTTTCAGCTATAGCTGTGCTTTCTTCGTCAGCACCCCTAAAAGCATCAACAATTTGAGGAGCTAACTGTTGAACAGCAGTTAAATCATCTGCTCTTTGTTTACCTAATTCTGACCTCTGTAAATCTCCTGATTTTACTGCTTCATCTCTTAAAATACCAAATATTCCACCGTCTCCATCAGTTCCTTCCGCCATAGTGCGGATATTATTTAACTGAATGTCTGCATATTCAGGTCCATACTTTCTTTCAGCATCAATAAATCTTTGCTGTAACCTGTCATCAAGAATACCATCAAAATCACTAAAGTCTTGTCCAAAGAAATATTCTCCTGTGGCTTTTGCCGCATCAAATGGTTCAGGGGGTGGAGGTGTTGATGGTGATCCCATAATTTAACTTTTTAGTATTTTTTTAAATATTCTGTTATTGTAGTTCATTTTAGTATGAATTCCATTTTTTAAACGAAAAGCAATTAATTTTTTTGACAATAGATCAGGTTGCATAGAAACAAAACGATTCATATTTTCTTTTACAATGTCCATACTATCAGCAGATATAAATGCTAGGAATATAGCGTCTCCATCTTCTTTATCTTCTTCCCAATTAGTTATAAAATCCCATCCATCGTCCTCATTACAATTATACCACATAAATAAACCATTAACATGGTTACCTTCATCGTAACTAACAATTAATGTTTTTTTTGCCCAATGGTAAGCTACCATAAGGCGTATCATTTCTTGGCTCCAATCTTTAAATAATTTTTCGTTTACATTTTTTATGCAGTAATCCGCAACCTCATCCATAGCCAATATAGCACTTCTTTGAGTTTTATTCTCAAGGGCTACTTGTACTGATTGAAGTAAACGATTTGTATACATTATGGCACCATTCTTTGAACGCTTCTTATTGTATAACTAGCATTATTAATATTTTGTGCTGCCCTGTGTTCAACTACTCCATTGGAGTCAGTAACAATACAAATACTAATTCCTTTATTGCTCGTTCCTACAACACCCCCAGCAGAACCCCATCCTGAATCATTACCACCAAAATAAGGTATTACGCTAGAGCCTTTAGTTCTAAAAAATACATCACGATTGTCGTGACCATCACTTATTTCCATATGCACTATAGCCTTTACGGTGTCCCCTATAGCAGTAGACAAATCAAGGTCTTGATAACTTTGTGTAAAGTTAATAGTCCCAGTAGCTCCAGACGAAGGAGTAAAAGCAGAATAGTAAGCGGCATAGGCGATTGCTTCAGATCTAGCGGTTGCTGCTTCAGCATCAACATAAGTTTTTATTGCTTTTTCTGTTGGTAAAACGTTGTCACTATTACCGCCTAATGTACCATCTGTTTCAATTGCAGTTACTGATGTACCTGAATTAAAACCAAAAGTGCCATTAATCGTAACATTGCCATCAATTTGTGCATTACCATCAATTTGTGCATTGCCATCAATTTGTGCATTGCCATCAACATTTAGGTTTGAGTCAAAGTCAACATTGCCAGTTGCTCTTAAAGTTCCAGCAACCTGAAGTTTATTAGAAGGATTATCAGTTCCAATTCCTACATTACCGTCTGCTTTTAAGAACAGTATGTTGTTCGTACTATTACTTTTAATGCGTAAATCATGAGTATTATTAGAATTATGTAATATCTCAAAATGTTGACCAGATACATCTTCATCATCAGAAAACTTAATTCCAGCATCATCTTCTTCACTATTTCTAATGTGTATTTTTGGATTAGAAGAACCATGAACTGTTAATAATTCATCTGGATCAATAATTCCAATACCTACGTTGCCATCACTTAAAACAGTAAGTTTATCAGAACCATTTGTTCTGACAGCCATTTTAGTATCACCCGTAGTACCCACTACTCCGTAATCAGCACCGTGATATAAATTAACTTCTTTGCCCGAAGAATGTGTGCTAATAAATTTTCCACTAGACCCAGACCTTATGTCGTCTGATGATTTTATTTCCCCAGTAACATCTAAGGCACAACTTGGGTCAACACTTCCAATGCCTACGTTACCGCTCGCTGAAACTGTAAACAATTCAGTTCCAACTCCAGCTTGATTAACAACTCTAAAACTACCACGCTCGTTGTCAATCTGCATACTATCAAATCCTTGAGAAGCAAGTACTAACTGCCCTCCATCAGCACCGCCATTGTCTATAAGTATGTCTCCATTAACCTCTAGTTTGTGACTTGGGCTAGTAGTTCCAATGCCTACTTGACCCTCTGCGTCAATACGCATACGCTCAGTTTCATCTTCTCCAAAAGTTATAGTGTTACCATTTGTTGCACTATGATGCCCAAATTGAATGTAACCCATTTTGGTGCTATCAACTTTTCTTTGGATTCTATGGGCAGCTGTTGAAAAATCAGAACCATTAGCAGTTCTTTGTGAGGTAAAAAGTAAATTATCAAGATTACTTCCTGCTGTTTCAGATAATGCAAGTATTGATTGCGTGTCTCCTGATGTGCTTCCTAAATTATCGTCAGTATTTATATTTACTTGAGATGAAGGAGTAGCTATACTGCCATTTCCAAATATTGTTTTACCATCGGAATTAATGGTAACTGTATGATCATCAACTATAAATTTAAATGCATTGCCTGTCTCAATTTCAAAGGGGGAGTTAGCGTCGGTTGTACTGGCTGGAGTCCTTATATTTAGTGATCGGTCAGTTTCAGTACCTGAAATTGTTTGTACTGCTTTGAAAACAGCTATGTTTTGAGAAACACCAGTTGCAGTTAAATTAAGTTTTTCTTTTGTTATACCTCCATCTCTAACTATAATTTTTGAATTTGCTACACCACTAACAGAATCCAATGCAGTCGTAACACCATCTACTACCGTACTAACAAACGTAGCATTATTAGTAATATTATTTAATGTTGCCGCAGTAACTTGATTACCTTCAGCAAATTGTTGAGTTGTTGTAATTATAGCCATTATATTGCTTTATCTGTTGATCTCATAGCCGTTGAACCCTCTACTTCTATTGCTCGTATCATGGGTCTGCCTATTGTATTATTAATTGTAAATTGTATTCCGTAACCTCTCCTATTACCTATTCTACCACGGATGGATACATCCTCTCCAATATCTAGTTTTCCGTCAGTAGAGATTTCTTCTGTTTCTTTTGGGGTATTGTAATCAGAAAGTTTTCCTAAAACATCACTAGAATCTGGATTTTCTGTTTCAACCACAATATCAAAGTCAGATACATTAACATCACTTGATTGAACATGAAAGTCAAAATCCCTCCATTTTTTTCTATCAAGACTTTTTACAGTATATTGTCTTGTTGTTATTGATGCTGGAATAATAATATTTTCTTGTGCTCCGCCAATTTGAGAAACAATAGTATCTTTATCATCATTACGAGCATCTAATCTAAAAATACCACCTAAGTCATTTATTATATATATTCCCCTTGAATCTCCTTCGCCAACAACAAACATATTACTAATATTAAAATTTGTGCTTTTGACTGAGTCAATACTTTCCCATTGATTGTTAAGAAAATTATAAATTAATATAGCATTATTTTTACTTGAGGTATCTAATGGTACTGCTAAATAATATCTATTGTCAAAATAAACAGAAACAGATTTAGATTTAGCATTTTTATTAATTCTTTCAATTGTTGAATTTATTGGCTCACTTAGTGGAATTTGAGTTCCCCTAAGGTTGTACTCATCCAAGAACTCAGTTCCATATACTCCATTGTCCGAAAGAAAAAGAATCCTATTTCCTACTTGCTCTATTGATTCTCTTGCTACGCATCCAATTTCGTCAGTCAGTAATTTATTGCTAGATGATCCAAGACTTGTAGTATTTTGAATTAAATGTATACTATTTCTATTAAATACAATTAAGCTATCATCAGTAAATGAGTGCATTCCTACAACAAAATCAGATGTACCTGCATTAAATCTAAATTGAGAAGCAAATTGATCGTATGTATTAGTATCAAGTACTCTTGAACCAATAACTTCATCTAGTATTCCTCTTGATGTAAATGTTCCTTGATTTGCTAAACCAGAATCTACAGTAAAATTAAAAGGCATAAATAGCCTTCTTTGGTGGTACACAGCAAATGGTGGTGCTGGCATATGGGTAAACCCCATTCCTACTGATGCACTTCTTGAAAACCTTGGAGTTATGTTACTAGCAGCACTTAAATTATCGGCAGTAACAAAAAACTTAAATTCATTTGCGTCAACAATTGTTGCTACAACAAAAGTATCTCCTTCCGTCAAAGTACTATTACTAGATGATAATATTTTAATTATATCTCCTTCTAATAAATTATGTGCGGTTGATCCTAAATCAACGGTTGCAATGTTATTAGCTATAGAGAAACCACTAGATGGGGTTGTAAGTAAAGCTGGTTGTGAATATGTGCCACTTTGTACTTTTGTAAAAGCTGGAGTACCACTAAATGAACCATTCCATTCTAATGCTTCTTTACCATTTCTAAATATAAATACTTTGTTAAAAGCTTGAATCATTGAAGCTTCTTCAGAAATATTAAATCCAGTTGGATATACAATATCTGTTGAAACAAGTGTTTCAATATTTATAGCTATTGCTTTTCCATTTGAAGCAAAAATTATATATTGACTACCAGCAGAATTTGGGTCTGAAAATGAGCATGATCCATATATAGATTCTACTGCATCATTATTAATAATACCAAATTTAACTGTAGCTGTTCCACCAGCAGTTCCACTATATGATTGATCAGAAATAGTAATTTGTGTATCACTATTCTTGGTAAACGGTCTATCTCCATTTACTACTGGGTTAAGACCCGTAACATCAGTTATATTAACTGTTCCATTTGTAGAAAAATTAGCGGCATTAACATTAGTAATAACTACTTCTCCGCTATTATTTCTATTTACAGTAACTGATGTATCATTAGCAACTAAATAAAATGGAAGAATTAATGCGGAAGAACCAGCAACTAATGGGTTAGTTATTAGATCAATGCCTTTTCTTACTTGTGCTTGCCCATTTCTATCTATTCTAATATTTTGAGCATCAGCAAGTAAACCAGATTGTAATTGATCAGGACGCAAGCGATTATTAAATCCAACAAAACCCACATCGCCTTCTTTTTCAATGCGATTATCTAAGCGACCATATGTTGAGTACCTTGACATTAATTAACATTTCCAGCGTCGTAACGCTAAAGCTTTTCTAGTTGGTCTACCTTTTTTGTCCTTCATTGGACCTTTAACTCCTGACATACGAGCACAAAAAGATTTTTTACGAGCTTTGTTTTTACCTTTGGGATTATTTTCTGTAACTGGAGGCTTTAGGTTAGCACCAGTTTTACGCTTGAAGTAAGCTCTGCCAGCCGCAGTAAGACCACCTTTTTTACTTTTGTGTTCTTTTCTCATTAACTTCTTACTTTTGCTTTTTTAGTATTTGCTACAACTGTTTTTCCCTTGGATCCTGCTTTTTTCTTTTTTCTAGCAGTTTTTGCTCTTTCTGCTTGCGATAGGCTAAGAGCCTTTCTTTTAGGCAGACATCGGTCAGGATTCTTTTTATCTTTAGAAGTTCCGCAAGGTCCTTTGATCTTCCCATCAGTTCCTATGCGTACCCAGTTCTGCTCTCTCCATTGTTTGAGTTGTCCCATTATCTGCCCTTGCGTTTACCACCTTTTGACTTCTTTGCATAGTTAGGGTTTTTGCAGTACTTAGATGCCGCCATGTTAGCATATGCACTTGGGTAAGTATCAAATGTACGCCTAGCCCAAGCTTTACCTTCTGGGCATATCTTACCTCCGCTTTTTGCTTTCTTTGGCATTATTTACACTTTCCTCGTTTACCCATTTTATTTTTTTTGGGTGGGCGACCTCTAGTTGTTCCGTATGTACCTTTACCTTTTGGCATAATATTGTTGGGTTATTAGTTATTATTTAGGGTTTAAAAGTTTTTTTAAAATAAGAATCAGCAGCTTTCTTTTGAGCCGCAGTTCTTTTGTCTGGACCACTAAAAGCTTCCTTTAGTAATTTTTCTACATCTACTTTTCTTGTAGTATCAGCGGCTTTTCTTTTTGATACAGCTCCAATAACGCTGGATGCACCTTTTGCAATGCCCTTTGCTACTCTGCCTGCAGGCAATAAATTAAAACTCATTTGACTTCCTTTAAATTCTGGCATCTACATTTCGCTCCTTATTTTCATATAGCTGAATGCTACAAAAAATGCTATGATTATTGCTATTAGTAAACCCGTGTCCCTTGGTTCTGGTATTGCAACTAAATCCGTGCTGTATATTTGTGCTGGTGCAGTTAACTTTACTTGCATAACTCCTATAGCATCTGGTGAAAAAGAAGAAAATACAGCCGCATAAGTAGTATTAGCAGATAGGCTTATTGTTCCGTTAAATGGCTCTTCGTGCCTCTCAAAGCCGTCAAAGGTACTTAACTGTCCTCCTCCGAAGCCTATGCTAGGACCATCATTAAATATTAACGGTTGATCAACTATAAAATTAGCCTCTAGGTTATCGTATATAAGAAGGGATGTATCCTGTGTTCCGCCTGTTAGTTCGCTTGCATAATTATCAAATATATATTGTCCACCAACCGAAGTAGTAAATATCATTGGATTATAGTAAGTTACTCCACCTTCTGGGTTAAAATTAGGTACACTATAAGTATTATCAATTTCTACCTCTAAGTCATATACTACGCTATTTAACTGCACAGCACTCCATGCAATAGATGCGAATAGCAATGGTGCTAATAAAAATTTTATTTTTTGAAAATAGATGTACATATTGATGCGAACTCCTTAAAGGCTCTGGATATTATATTATTCTTTGGTAAGAACATAACCACAATAGAAAATATTCCTATGTATGCAAATAACATACCCAGCAAATTTTCTTTGTAATTATCTATTATATATTGTATCATACCTGTCTTGGTCCAGATGGAGAAACTACCATTGATTCGTCTGGTAATATTGATGGCTGTTCTGGCTCATTACTTTTTAAATCTGAGTGCGGCTTGATTTCATCAACTTCTTCAATAATATCCTCCTCTGGTACGGGTTCTGCTATTTCTTCTACCTGTGACTCTTTTACTTCTTCATTTTCTACCTCTTCGCCCTCAACCTCCTCTACCTCTTGTTTAGTTTCCTCTGTACTTCCTGCGTTTTTATCGGTGTTATCAGCACTTTCTTCTTGGGCTTGTGGTTCCTTACTCTTGGTTTTATTGGAGGGTTGTGATTCCTTCTTAATTTCTTTTTCTTCAGCAGGTGCTACCTTGGACTCTACTTTAGCTACTTCTTCTTTTACTTGAGCTACCTTTTCTTTCATTACCTCTCTTCCCCAAGAATCTAAGGCACTAAAATCAATAAAATTGTCTATTACTTCAGGAAATCTTAGTCTTTCGTGTACTACATCGTTAGCTACACTTGCTACAAATACTTCAGTTTCATCTACTGCTATATTGGTCTGAGTAACAGCCGCAGTACTTACAGCAACTGTTCCAGCTGTTCCAAGTTGAGCTATTTTGTCAACTACAGGTAAATCTTTAATTTTACCTAGAAGTGTTTTTTTAGCCCGCCTAGAACCGTCTTTAGCCGCCTTGAGAGCCTCCTCAGCGTCTTTCCTGCTTGGTCCTTCACTTTTACTACCCAAGACCTCATTAAGGCTGTCACGGAGCTCAGAGAGCTTTTCTTTAGCATTTTTGTAATCCATTGAATCGGTAAGCAAAAAGAACAAACATCCTTTGCTTTTTTACATATAGTACATTTATCCATATTATTTGACTGAGGAAGAACCAAAGTAGAAGCCTACTATGGCTAGAACTGTTTGGCGTATCTCTGGTAGTATAACATACCCATGCAAGGTCTGGTAAGTTGTGCCCTTAACAAAGCCAAACCACTTGCTGTATTCATTAGCTACTGTTACTCCCTCATCGCTGTGAGCTAGGATGAAGGGAGCTATGATTACACCAAATAGAACTGTTACTACTATTATGCGTCTTACTATTGCACCACCGTCCCCTGTGCGTTTAGCCGCAGCATCAGCACTATCATCGGAGGCTTTCTGCTTCTTTAGTAGGTTAGAGACATTGTTCTGTTGAGCAGTAACCATCGTACCAATCAACTTGAACAAGAACCCAGAAGCTCCTCCACCTAGCATAGCTATAAGTTCTGTGGTCATTTAAGTTCCTTAATTAGTTTAAAAATAGAAAGACCTAGAAATATTAGGGTAGCTACCCCAACAACTAGGCTGACTGCTGTGTTAACGCTTTGTAGCTCCATACAGGCAAAAAACCCTGTTGATCCTACTGTTCCTCTAATTACACTATCCATCATTATTCAGTTACAGGATTATAAGAACTAACTGTAGAGGCTTGCTCTTGCTCGTCTAAGTCGTAGTCAGTAACATCTAATGCCCACTCACCTTCGGCTGTAGGAACAGGTGCTGTGAGCCATCGTGTGCCTATGCCGTTGTCTTCACGCCAGTAGTCAAAGTTAAGCTCCTTGCCCTCTTCGTCAGCACGAGCATTAGCATCCTCTTCATTTGTGTATATTAAGTACAGCATTAGAATAGTGAGTATTTATTGTTAATGTTAGTTACTATGGCTGGACGATTATCTGATTGATTAGTATCATATACCAATACTTCTTTACATATTCCAGTTGGACTTTCTTGCGTTCTATAAATACCGCCTGTTGCCCCAGATGCAAATTGACCCGCCATTATTCTTAGGTCAGCCGTAGAAGTTAGGACTGTACTAGAAAATGTCGATGTTTGAACAGTATCATCAACTGAAACTGTTACTGCATCATCATCGTAATTAGCAAAAGCAACAAAATCTTCATTTATAGTGTAAGAAGAGCTTATAATATCTGTATTTTGTTGTGAAGTAGTTGTTTTTTCGTTAGTAAATCTTATAGATTGCGAACTAGCAATATTTGTTATTCCCACCGACCCAACATTATAACCTTGAACATTTCTAATTCCTCCGAGTAAGGTTCTATTTCCACTTTCGGACTGAGTTATTTTGCCTACCCAAACAAGAGCAAACTCAGTTCCTAGCTCTGATGTATTGCGAGGCACATACATCCTTTTTCCGTTTGTAGTATCAGTATGAGTAAACTTTAACCCATCCTGAAAAGTTCCTGATTCAACAATAATAGGTTGTCTTGCCGCAGTAGTTTGAGTTGAATCCCTACCATTACCTGATTGGTCATACCAAGTTTCAACAAAACCATTTACAGTATTAGCACCAGTAGGTACACCAGTTATGCCGTAGTGGTCCGCCATATTGCCTTCGTATGCACCCCTGTTGTCTGTTTGGTCGGTGGCGTATACTATAAGTTCTTGGTGATTTTGAACAGCACCACCTCCCAATGTTGTAAAAGTAAAAGAACCAGAAACAGTATTAGGGTTTTCGCTAGAAGCTGTGCCTCCATCAAATACAGATACAGCCGTACTGACATTAATTAATGAAAATAAATTTTGAGTACTAAGGAATCCATTTTTTGATAAATTCATTTTGGTGCTACCACCAAAACTATTGCTAACAATTTCTACTTCATCTGGGTTACTATTTTCAAAATCAATCCGTGGTGAGCTACCTGCGTGAAGAACTTTTGCATCTGCTTCTGGATTAAATACATTAAAATAAGAAAATGTTGTACTAAGTGCAAGGGATGAGCTAAATCCAAAAGTCTTTGAAGATGTATCAAAATTTATTGTTGGCTTACTGTCCTGCAATATTAAAGCCCCAGAACTTACAATCTTGGGTTGTTCTGCGGCAGTAGCCTGAATAGCGTGATTACCAGTTGCTGTACCTCCACCTTGGTCAGTTACACTTTGGTCGTACCAAGTGCGGACAAAGCCAGTCTTTCCAGTTACTGTTACTGAGTTAATTGTTATTGTACCATCGCTAAAATCTGAAGGAGTCTCAAGGGAAGAAAAAACAATGTGCGCTCCGCCACTTGTGCTACTATTAACAGTAAAGGACGCACCTACAGTTCCGTTTGCTATAGTTGAAGAACTATCAAGTGCAGTATCCGTACCAGCGTCTCTTATTTCAACACTAGCAGCACCTTGAATATTTGATACTGTTAAGTTAATATCAACAACATCTCCTTCATTAACAAGAATATGACTTGGTCTACTGCTATCAGATATTGTGTGACTTGTTCCGTAAGCAAAAAATGTTAATGTAGAAGTGCTTGAGGTACTTGATTGTGACCTTATAGTTCCTGATGGGGCTATAGTATTCCAAGTTGGTTGTGTATTCCACCCAGTACTTGGCTCTGTTACAAAGCTCACTAGAGTACCATCTGATACCTCATCAGCGGTAAAGGACTTAATGGTGTTGTCCCTAGAGCGACGAACCTGTACTACATACTTGCCGTCAGCGGCAGTAATTGTATCTCCTGTTGCCGATACTGTAGCCTGCCTTGTACCTAGACTTCTTAAGGAATAAGCCGCACTTGCTATCTGGAAGTCACCATCACGAACACCAGAACCGCCAGAGTTCAACGCCTGAATATCTAGGGGTTTTACAGTTTGCCTATTTACCCAATCAGCTATAAAGGGAACACCTGATGCAGAAAAGTCAGCTTCAGCATTGTCGCTTTCTCTACGAACACGAACTACTGGTCCGTTCATAGCTCCTATATCCCTAAGAGAATAAGCTGCCGCAGCTCCACCAAATTTACGAGCTATACCTAAATCAGTATACGCATCAGCATAACCATGCTTTACATCCCAAGCACCGCCTAGATTACCTTTTAGTACATCCTGTGCACCGCCTAGTATTTCTGAGGACATTACTGGGTAAATTCAGAAGCATGAATTGTAGCATCTGCACTACCGTCTCTGAAGAACTTAGCGGCTTCTGCTGTTTCTTTAGCCCAAGTATAAGAACGACCAGCAAACAATATATGTCCGTTGGAGGCTGTTGGTGCAGAATCGTCGTAAGTTACCCTTACATCCGCTACTTGAACATCTAAAACAATGTACCGTGTTAGTTCATCAAAAGAAGATAATTGGACTACGCTGTTCGATACAGTAAGTGTTTGGTCATTGACCCCTTTTGTGGGAACAGGGTATAAGTTTACTACATTTGAGTTTGCCATTTTATTATCGTGATGAAGTGTTTATGTATGTTGAGAATTTTTGATTCAACGAGTTTCTGTTATTTATTATATCAACCTTTTCAAGCTCTTCTGTTAAAAAGTTTTGTGCTATTTGCTCTTCCGCAAATGCTTTATCTGTTTGACCATCTAATCTTAAAAAGTCAGCAAAAACAGAATGAGCAGTATAATTAAAAAACTCAAGTGGTATTTGTTGGGAACCAGAAGATCCATTTATATCAAGAGATGTAATTATTTCTCCCGTTGAAGTATCTATAATGTGTTTTTTATATGTAACAAATGCGGTGCCACTTGTTATAGAACTATTAAGAATATTTGCGCCATTTTCATCTACAAAAAAATCATATTCCGTGCTGGAGTTATTTAAAAATGCCTGTTTTCTATGTACTCTTATAAAACCAGCTATACTTGTTTTAGAAACTCTTGTAGTACCAGAACTTAATACATCAAATGTTTCGTCATAAGTAATAATGCTTGAATTAGTTATAACTAAGTTTCCAGTTCTTGTTGAGAGTAAACCCCAGTCAAGAACTTTTGATGGGCTTTCAAATTCATCTGCGTCTTGTTGAGTAGCAAAAACGGTGCTAGGAGCTATTGTAACTACATCTGCTGTTGTTTTGCTATAAGTAGCTAAACCCCAAACCCACTTAGAAGATGAATTTTTGTAAAATATTGTTGTTGTTTGTGAAGATGCACTTTGATTATTTGGAACAAAAACATTACTTATTTGAGTGCCAGTATGTGTAAAATCTCCATATTTTGTATATGGAATATTGTATTCATTGCTATCTGTTATCCCAGAAATAATAAAAGATGAAACTTTTCTTTCTTCACTTGGAACTATATATCTAGTCCACATTTGGCTAGTATTGTAAGCGGTAGTTAAACGCCTGTTTGTAAAATTAACCAAGCTAGTTACTTCGTTAGATGTAAACTGATTTACTCCAGCAAGTGATCTTACAAGGTTAAATAAATCTTGGTTTTTTCTTAATATCATGCCTTGTTCGGTGAAAGGTCACTATGTTTTTTATTAAAATATTGTAAAAATTCTTTAGATAGAACTACATCTTTTCCATATTTTTCTACTAATCTAAAGTATTCTCTTGCTGGTATGTTTGCAACGCACTTACCAAGTGTTGGGTGAGTCCTCCCAATGTTTTGCCTAGCTTCTTTTCTGGCTATATCTTCTCTGCTTTTCTGCGTAGAAGCTTCATTAATAATTGCTTTATTAATAAATGCGGCAGTTGCTTTATTTGTGGCTCCTTCGTCAGGAGTTGTGTCTTTGAAGTGTAATATATTCATATAAAAAGGGGTGGCTGAGATCAGCCCAACCACCCCATAGTATAAACAATAATGCTAATTATCCAGAAAAATTATCACCTGCGGTGGGATAATATTCGAAGAATAATGAAACTTTACCAGCAGTAGCTAATGCTTCATCAGTTTCATTTAATGAAACAAATGTAGCACCTACATTGCTAACAACAGTTCCAAAAGCATCATCACCTGTGCTGGTGAAGATTGTGTTTATTGCTGCTTCGGTACCTGCAGGGCAAAGCTCTACATCAGCGATTTGACCATTAGGGTCTGCAGTATCGCCTACTTGTACTTTGTAGCTTGTGTAATCAGTTGAACCACTATTATCGGCAGGAACATGTTGGTCAACGACCAGAGCCACTTTTCCTACTGTTCCTGCAAGTTCTGCTGAGTTAAACTGAATGTCAACTGCTCCACCAGTAGGAACATCATTTGCGATGTCAATACTGCCTTCGTAGTTAAATCCAAGAGCGAGTGTTTCTAAATTAGAAACTTTTTTAAGTTGAATAGCCATAATATTTTCCTCCTATTTAATTATGAGATTTTACCATGTGCGGCTGGAGCATAAACACCAAGTGTCAATGCACAGTCAACAAAACCACGCTCGCCACCACCCATGTTAGGTAGACGACTTGCACCCATAGGGATTAGCTCGTGAATGCCGTAGTAATCAGGGTTAATCATATAACCTCTATCGTGATTAGCACTAGCACCAGTAACTGTCTCTGGGTTAGTTTCTGGGTTCATGTTAATAATAGAAACAATACCAAAGTCAGATTGGTAAACTTCTACTGATAACTTAATTGTTGAGCTATTGCCATCGTAGTTAACTGAACGAACGCCAGCATTTGTTCCATTAGCAACATCAACACCAAAGCGAGCGAAGTCAGCAATTTGACGACGAAGGCTAGTGTCAGCAATAAGAACAAGGTTGTTAGCTTCACCATTTGCACGATAAATCGAACGAATAACGGTGTTGAACTGGGACTCTGTGATACTGCTACCATTTGCATCAATAGATGCGGCAGGAGTACGATAGTCAGCAGGAACATCTGAAGGACCTGCTGAGTCCAGCCAATCGCCAAGACCACGCATTTTGTATGCAACTGCACCATTTTCAGCCTGACGATCATTGTCAGAAAGTATAGTTGCTTCAATGTCACGCTTAAGTTCACGGATAGCTTTAGCTTCTGCTTGAGCAACTTTAGCTGGTCCAACGGATTCGACTGCTTCTTGCAGATCGGATACCATGAAGTCCCTGCGGAACTTCTGGACATAGTTACCAAGACGAGCACGGCTTGCGAACTGGTCGGTGAATGAGGTTATATCTGCTCCTTCGCTTACACCAGCAGTAGATGGTGAAGACAAGGAATCAACGGTCCACTCAACGAAAGTAGCATTAGCTCCTTGTCGGTTAGCGGATGAAAGGGCTGGAGTTTCTTCAGGTGCGAGGATAGTCAAGACATCAGTCAAGTCCTCACGATTAGAAGCACTCGGACCCTGAGTCGTTACTGGTTGTAACGCTGGATTGAATGTATCTGTAATAGCCATAATTTAATGGGTTATTTTGTGAGTTGAAGTGTACGGAGTTTGATGAAATCATTTTTATCTCCTGATTCTTTAAAACGACTGTTGAGATCAGCCAAAGCCTTAGCTCCTTTTTTAGCACGATTAGACGAAGGTGCTGAATTTGCACCAGTTGAGGGCGGATTTAATTTTACGCCAGACTTTGTATCTTCTATTGTTCTTCGACCATATATACTATTTGCAGCATGAGCAATAATATATGGTAGTTGAGCTGATATGTCTGGTGATACTTCGTTTTCTAAATCTTGAAAACGCTTATCATTAATCATTGCCTCGTATCTTTGGCGAACATCGTTGTCCTCCCCAGAAAGCCAAGGCAATTCTTCCGTAGCTTTTTGCTGAAACTGAGATTTAACTTCTTTTGATTGGGCTATATTATTAATTTTATTTAACTGATCAGGTAAGTATTTTGCTTTACCCTTTCTGGCATTCTTTAAAGCATTTCTTACTTCTGCTTTAGTTACTTCTTTGCCCTCTACTTCAGTTACTACATCATCTGGACCGTATCCATCAGAATTAAATAATGTGTCCTCAGCCCATTCTACGATGTTATTAATTTCTTCAGCTTTTTCCTGCAACTCTTCAATCGTATTTAAATTGCTGTATGGATTATCTTTTATTGATTCCTTTACAGTTAACGGATTGGTTTGTTGCATTGATTGCTTAATTCTCATAAGCTCTTCTTCAGCCTGTTTACGCTTTGCGGTTAATTCCCCAAAACGAGCAACAGCTCTGGATCCAAGCTTTTCAGCAAGTTCTTTTAAATCTTGCTCAGACATTTCGTCTAAGTTGTACTGTGAAAGAACTTCATCAGTACTTTCAGTTGTATCAGCTTCCTCAGATTCAACAGCCTCTGGCTCTTGAACTGGTTCTTCTGGCACTTCTTCCTGTACTGTGTCGATAACCTCTTCCTCCGTTTCTTGTGGCTCTTGAGCCTCTGAAACTTCTGGTTGAAGTTGTTTTAGTCTCCTGTTAGCAAATGCTTCAGGGGACATGTTATTACCACTCATGTTTTCTTGAAGTGCTTGAGCGACCGCACTTTTGATTTCATCTGTCATAATATCCACTTTTTACGCCAAGCGATAGCGATTTGTATATTATAGCATACTGTCCAAATTTAATTTAAATTAGAACCAAAGCGTCGCTGTAATGAACGCCAGTCTGCCATTTGTAAAATCTGGTCATAGCTAAGTATTTGACCACTTATTTGCTGAATTTTATTTGAATCAGCGTCATGAAGAGCCTCAATGGACTCCTCTCTTAAATCTGATATAGTCTGCATAAACAAACCAAAACTTTCGTGATGACTTAATGAGTCTAGTGCTTCTTGTAGGGTCATATGTTACATTGATTGGGTACTTATAGAACCCATTTGTGCAGGTGCTGTTCCAACTTTACCAATTTGAGCATTTTGTGTTTGTTGCAACTGGAAAGTATATTGTCCAGCATATTTTTCTAATCTTCCCCTAAATGCTTCGTCTTGTTCAGCTCTTTGCATGATATCTGGCTGTTGAGTATATTGTTGTATAACTCCCATAGCAATCTGAGCACCATTAGGACGAGCTGGCATTTCAATTCCAGCATATATTTTAGACAAATCATCAGTAACTTGCTTGACTATTTCTTCCTGAGCATCTTGTGCGGGCTGTAGAATCGAATCAGCTAGTACTGGGTCAACAGCATTAGCCATAGCTGTTAGTAGATTATCAATATTAATTCTTCCGCTACGGTCAAGTTGAGTAAGTGCTGTAATTTGCTGTAATTTAGCTTCTTGCGATTCTGGGTCAGAGTTAAGTACATCGTAAGATATCATAATATCAAAGTTCTCATTAGGATCTCCTTTATTAAACATTTGTGGATCTGGTGATCCAGTTACTCTGAAGAATGTGCTATCTGGTCCAAATCGTTGATAACAACGATAAGCTAATTTTAGTACCTCTGCATTGTGTTCTAAAAATTTATTTACTAAGAACTGCTTCTTTAACTGGCTAATCCTACTATCATCTAATCCCATCAAGCGATCAGCTTGATCCTGCAAAGTTTTTTCTATTTCTATGGAACCTTGCGGCAATGGTGGAGTAGGTCCAAAATCTATTTCTCCTTTTCTTCGATATGGAATGTACCTAGCTGGTCCATAATCAGTTGGTGCTTGACCAACAGGGTGCATAATAGGAGGCAGGGTAGCTAGACTGTTTCTGTCCACCCTACAATCTCTCTCTACTTTTACTTGATTTTGTATTCCTCGCAGTAGATCTGGTGCTGTTGTAGTATCATACAAACGCTTTGAATCTTCGGAAAGTTTTGTTACTACTATAGGATAATCCTCGTAACCATTAAGTAATTCAAATACCGCAAATGCTGGTGCGTCACTATCACCACTAAAGTCCTTGTGAAATACTGTATAGTAAATTCCCTCTGAACCATCATCTGGATCAATTAACCTTTGGTATCCATATATTAATTCAATTAAATCTTCAGCCTGATATCCGTAATCAGATATTGAGTTATTTCTATTGCCCTCTTGCCGTTTCTCTATATCCGAGATATCAACACCCCTGTATTTTTCTATCATTGTTGATACAAAATCAGCGTCCCAACCATCTGTAATAACTTTTTGTTCTAGCTCTTGGGGAGTGTAATAGTTCCTCCAGAAACAATAAGGTGCCCTTTGAGGATCTGTAACATATGATGGAAAAAAGAAATCAAAATCAGGAGCTAGTGTTCTTACATCAGGACAATTTATCTGTCTTTTAATTACTGGAATTTTTGTTTTTCCTTTTTTCTTAAGTTCTTTTAATGATTTTTTTGCCTTTGATTTTGTTAATCCATCAAAAGAACTCATTAGCAGATTTATAACCTGATTGTTGCCAACTTCAGATTCGATTAACTGCAATATTTCTGGGCTTACACTAGCTATTTGTTCAAGGGTTAATTCTTGCAAAAACCTTCTGTCTTCTCTCTGCCACCCAACATGAGTAATTAATAACCCTCTTTCTAGAAGATAGTTAGCTCCTAGTTCTATTTCTTTATTAAGCCTTGGAATATACCCAGAAGATATCATCCACTTTAAAAAACTAGAAACTACTTTTGATCTAGCTATATCGCTAACCTCAACTGGAAATGCTCTTACATTTGCTCTGCTCATTGAGGACATAAATAAAGCAACTAACCTGCTTATCCTTTCGTCAATAACATGAGCCTCCATGTCAGATGCACCTTCCCAAGGGAACGCATCAGCTCCGTGCTTTCTGTGGTCACGGCTTTTACCAGCCCAGTAATTACGCCTGTTGTCATATGAATCACGACAAAGGTCAAAATAAGGCTCAAGTTCTAAAACTGTTTGTTCATACGCTGTCCTCAAATGATCTACATTTGGTTCTTTTCCAACATATGTTAATGATTCTGAAAGGCTATTTGTTTCCATTATTTAATATTTTATCATTTAGATCAATAAACTGATGGAACAAATAATTCATATAGTTCATCTTCCTCTACTTCTTCTACGGTTACTATTCTGTTAGTCCAGTCAACATGAGAAAATTTTCTTGGTATTTTTGTTTTTACTACCCTCATTTTTTCCTTAACATGAACCATCATAAACCTTGGGTTTGGGCATTTGTTCCTTACCCTGCCCCTGTATTTGTTAGGCTTGGGCTCCTCTATTGGAATACTTGAATCAAGCACATCTTGACCAGTTTCATCAACCCAAGTATTTCTACCTTTTCCGCTGAGTGAGGATTCCTCTAAGTTGTTTGATGCTATTTCCACAATTTGATCAAATGGCAAATTGTACTCCTCAGCTAACTTTGTCAATCTTTTTTTAGGCATTAGTAACCACCTTTACTTTTAAGGGTAGATCGTAAGCTTGCGTTTTTAATGTGATCTGGACCATCTCCGCTGTTATGCATTCTTAAATATCTTATAGTGTCAAAAAAGTCCTTTAGAGCTTCGTCTGATTTTCCCCTGCTTCCGTAGTTAATTAATGACTCAATTAAATTTCCGCATTCTCTGTGTATGAAACATTGTGGGCAGTTGGCTTTATCTACTGGTAAATTTGGATTGTAGCTAAACCACTCGTCAAGAGCATTGATGCCTACATCTTCTATAGTACCATTGCTGGCAAGGAAGTACATTCCTCTTTGCTCAAATAACCTAAACAGGTCATCATTATTTTCATCTTCCCTAGCAAAGTATCTTGAGTCACCTATTCTTTCGTACACATCAATACCCAGATCAGCCTCTATTTCATTGAACATATTGGCATAGGATTCAACATCGAATCCCAACTTCTTAGATGCTGGACCGTATCTCCACTTGGGCTCCCCAAAAATAGCCCACTCACCGTAACTATCCTTATCAGGGAACTCTTTTCTTATGTATACGGATCCATCTTCATCTACACCAGCCCATATAGCTGAATAGTTCCTTGCGCCTGCTGGGTCAACTACCATGTAACAGGTGAACTTATCCTTTTCACTTATGTCTGGAAACGACATATCGTATTTGTTGGGTTCATCAGAAAGTACATTAACTTCAGTATTAAAAAGCGGAAGAAGCGTTGTTGTTGATTTTACTGGTACTCCATATGCTCTTACAAGTATATCGTCCTCATTACTATTCTCTAAGTCCTTGGCAATACGGTCGTAACCACCGAATGGGTTTTCGTCAGTATGCAGATACACTACACCAGCATCACGATCAGGTGAGTATTGTTTAATTGGTAACTGCCTGTTATTCAACAGCTTAGCTGGTCTTGTCTCCGTAGTTTCTACATTTTTTAGGTAGTCACTTATAAAAGGGGTAAAGCCATCAATAGGTGTAAAACCTACTATAAGCTTTGAGTTTCTGGTAGCTAACCTAAACCTCAAAGTATTTACTAATGATGCATCACCAAGGTATTCATCCAGCCAAGCACCTATGTTTACATATTCTGGGTTTGGGAAGCCGAACTCAAATCCCTCTAAGATGGTTTGGTTATTACTGAACTGAGTGTAAGTTTTAAAGTCTACCCTAGTTCTAGTATCTGGAAAAATAAAACTACTACCAGTAAAACCATTTTGCATAGAATAATTTATATATCCCTCTATACTTTTTGTTTTCTTTCTGAACTCTTTTGGCATCATAGACCATACAGCAGCTTGTTGTACTTTAACAGATGTATCAGCGTTTTGACTGAAGCATACTATATGACCGTCGGTATTATTAATTACGGACTCCATTAATATCTTAGCACAACCAGTAGTCTTGCCGCTTCTATTACCCCCAAGGGTTAAGCACTCATTGTATGATTCAAGGGAGTCCTTCATTCTCTCCCATCCGTCCAAATTGAATCCGTACCTAAGCGGATCCTCTATACTAGCCTTTATTCTTCCCTCGTGAGCCTCGTGAAGATCCCTTAGTATTTTTGGGTCACTCTCAGCAAGCAGAACAATCTCTTCGTCAGTTGGAGCCTTTAGTATAGGATGATTTGTAAATTGCATTATGATTCATCGTTTTCTATTACTTGAGCATCCTTTGCTATCTTGATCCTCTTCTTAGCTTCTTCAATCGTTTTGTCATAATCCTCTTGAGTATACACCTTCCTATCGGTTGTAATGCTCGTAGTCTCACCCCTAGCTGTCAAAGCCTCTCTACTAGCGTTAGCCTTGGCTATTGATAGCTCCTTGAGATCTCGAAAGTTAACCTCCATTTCTGGGTCATTATCCATTCTATCTCTAACCTTCTCAATGAGATCCTCCTCAAGGGAACTTAGGCTAAGGTAGTTCTGAGCCGCTATCTTACCACTTAGCTCCCTGAACTTGCCCAGAACATCTGCGTAATCAGTTATAATGCTAATAATGGTTTGCCTAGAGTGACCGTACTTCTTTACAAGTTTAGTTTGAGATGTCCCTGTACTAAATAAATACAGTACCTCAGCTACTTTTTTGGGGTCATGCCTACTTAGACTCTTTACCTTACTAAGTTCCTTGCTGGCAGATACCCTCTGAATCTCTTCTGAGATTTGTTTCATTAGTTCTTCTCTAACAACATTGTCAGTCATTTCTGCAAATTAGAATATAATATATTTATGTCAATACCTAATTTTAGGCTTGACAGCCTAGATAGGATATATCTATACCTTAAGAATACCAAGCGGTAGAATACTTGATTCTAGCTTGGATAAGAGCGAGCCAACAGCGAGCTTATGAATATATAATTAGGTAACCTTAAGGTATGGGCAACCCTTCTATGAGATGTAAATTTTTTTTAGGGGCAGTTAATATATATAAATATAAATATATAGCCCCCCCTCCGCCCCCCCTGCCCATTTGTAATGTGTATTTTACATGGGTACCGCATTTTTTACATGAGTAAGTAAAATTTCTAAGATTTATTTGATATATTAAGGGGGATATTTTAGGGGCTTTTTTCTTACAAATATAGTTGCATTATCGTTATTACCTATCAATATGTAGAATAGATGGTACCTATGTACCGTCAAATTAACCTAAACCAAATAAAAGAAATGATCACAAATATAGATGGCGGCATGAGCCGCACAATAGCACAAGAAGTAACTGACAACAGTCGTACAATGGCAATAGAATTGGAATTCTTTGCCCCTACTGATAAGGCTGACGAAATACGCAACAGGCTATCACAAGCAGTTATGTTGCAAAATCTCAACTGGATTGATGCCAATGGCAGGGCTTTTCCATTATGGGTATTTAAGACAGACGGAAGCCTTAGGCGTTCCTCTTTTCGTTCATGGCATAATTATACAGGCTTTGAAATTACAAGCCCTTGTAACCTTACATTTGATCAATTGATTGTGCAATTGCAACAGGTGTTATTTATTCTTAATGAGTATAATTGCAAGGTGAACAAAACATGTGGCATGCATGTACACCATGTAGGAACAAGATTCACAGCTAAACGATTACAGAATCTATCCAATTTCACAGTAGCTAATGAGGAAGCTATTGACTGCTTAGTATCCGAATCAAGACGGGGTGATTGTTTTTACAGTAAATCAAATCGTAATGTATTAGATACTGCTTACTGGATCACCCAAAAGCAAACCCGTAAATTCATGGAAAAGAAAGGTATCAAAAATACGCGAGATGTTGCTGTGAATCAAGACACCCATTACAGGTACAGGAATCTCAACTTAACAGCCTTTGCTAAGCATGGAACGATTGAATATAGACAGCACCAAGGTACACTTGATTATTCTAAAGCTGTGTTTTGGTTAGCTTTTACACAGGCTCAAGTATTAAGGGGGCTTGAATCAGTCAAAAAGACTCGTAATTTCTATCAGCAACCTATGCAAAATACACTCAAGCAGTTGAAATGGGCGGTTGATGATGAGTTCGGCAAATTGATTCCATGCTCTAAGGGGCATGAATATTTGATCAAATTCTTGATTGGTCGCATGGCAAGCTTTGGATTTGCTGACAAAGCCCCTAAGCTTTCAAACTTGCCTGTAAGTTGACAGGCTTACATTTCAAGCCCCCTTAATTGGGGGCTTTTTTTGTGCTTATTTAGGGCTTTGATCAGTTGCGAGTGGTACAGTATAGGTACCCCTGTTTTTATGTCGTACAGGGGCTTACAGCGGCTTGCATGGGTACCGCTGTTTTTACCCGTATATGCACAAGCTTTTTGATTTATTTTCGTCTGTATGGCGTTTCGTTTTTCAATTGATAGTGGTACCCCTTTTTTTATATTGGACGGCTTACAGGGGCTTACAGGGGTACACCTGTTTTTATATTGGTCTGGCTTTCCTGTCTGGATCATTAAGGGGGGGTACTATCTTTTTTATATTGGTCTGGTTTTCTTATTTAGAATGATTCCAAATAGGTAAGGAATAAAGGCTTTTAAATAATGGGATAAAAAAGTGCAAAAATACTATTGACATATAAGTAAAAAGCCGAATAATAGGTTGTAATTAATCAAAAAGATTAAGAAACAATAACCAAAACAAAAGGAAATAAAATGAAAGAAAACAGAAAAACCAAGCGCAATTACGCCATTAAATCGGACTTATTTGATTTGGAGATTAAAGCAACCGACACGCAAGCAACCCGCAAGCTAGAGAAAATAAGCAACGGCTGTCCAAATGTGCAGTTTGATCTTTACGAGCAAGACCCTAATAATGGTTACTGGTCTTGGGTTAAGACCCACATATCAAGTGACTGCTTCCAAGTTGAAACCATATAAAACATAATAACCAAAACAAAAGGAAATAAAATGACAGACATAGACTATATAAAAAGAGACAAAAACGATTCGCTTGAAACAATGAATCAAGAGCTTACCTTTATGAAAAATTCCATTGATGATTATAAAAAGATAATTAGAAAAGAAATGGAGGGGCAAGAAATTATATATCGCAGGGATGATCATGAATGGATCAAGACCCATTATGAAAGATTTGAGTTAGCACGAGCAGAGGTATTAGAAAGAAAAGCTTACTTGCTTGGTTACGAAGTTCACAATATCGTCACAGGAAAATAACAACCAAAACAAAAGGTAAAAAAAATGAAAATAACAAAAGAAAAACTAAAAGGCATTATTAACAATTTAAATTATGTTACTGGCTCGCATGATGAGCCATACACGCAAACTAAGGACGAGAACGGACGCATTAAGCTTACGCCAAATGTCGGCTGTTATTTTTTAGCAGGCGGATATGGTGGCTATCAGATACAGCGCATGTCAAAGGGCGGTGGCTGTTCCTGCCCATTAGGCGAAGGATACTATCCGAAAGCTCAGCTAGTGCTCATGATTAGGGCTTACCTCAGCGGATACAATGACGCAGAGCTAAATCAGCGAAGAGAAATGCAAAGTTACAACGATTTAATGGCGAGCTAATCAATAAAGTTCAAGCCCTCACCTTTTAGGGGTGGGGGTTTTTTTGTGTCTCAGGTTCAGGAACAACGGCAAGGGGTACCCTATTTTTTCGTTAATCTTGGTTTATGTATTCATTTCCAAAAATGGATACATGGAAGAGTATGATAAGGGTACCCTGTTTTTTGCAGAAAAAAACTTCAAAAAAATATTGACATTTAATTATTTATGTTTATTATTATAAACAATCCTCAAAAGAGGAGGACAACAACCAAAACGAAAGGAACAAAATGTGTTTAATCATACACAAACCAAAGGGTAAAAAAATACCCCAAGAGATTATCAATAGAGCTAAGCTAGTGAATCCGCATGGGTTCGGAATTACTTGGCT